TGAATTGGTATTCGTACTAAGTTCATAAATACATTAAAAAATACTTAATAACAACTATATATTAAGCAGATTTTTCGTCAAATATTTCTAAATAACTAATAATTCCTTCAATAACATTAGCATTAGCAGTTTGAATTTTTAAAGCATCACCTGATTCTAATATTATTGGAGCTAAAGCAGCATTGGTTGTAGTATCTGCTGCCATACTTTCATGGAATATTTCATAGGTAGCACTAGCTGAACTATCAGTTACAAATACTTCTACTAAGTTATTTGAGCTATGTTCATTAGAAATTTGTATATTTTTAATAATAGCTGTTCTATTTGCAGGTACTGTATAGATTGTAGTTAAACTTGTAGTAGTTAAATTAATACCTGCGTTTTTATATATATTAGCCATTATATTTCTTTTGTTGAGTGTAACGAAACTAAAGCCATTAAGGTTTATCTGGGTAATCTATATTATTAACTTGTTCAACTGTAGTTAATCCATTTGTTATATTTCTTAGCTCAGTTCTAAATTGCATCCAAGCATTTCTTTGTTCAGATGTTAATGTATTATCTGGTAATTGAGTCCAGTCTGAATCTTGTAAGTCTTTATTTCTTTTGGCTCTTAAATCTTCCATAGCCATATCAAATTCTACAATAGGTAATTGTGCTTCTATATCAGCTTTAGAAATAGGTGTTGTTCCTTGATGCCATTCTATTTCGCAAGTGTTAATATCTGTACCTATAACAGTAACTACTGCATTAGGATTTATTTTTAATATTGCTTCTATTATCATCCTGCTATCTCCATTACTGTAATTGCAGACATGGCAGAATTACTGCTATCAAGATAATTAATATAAGTAGTTACTTGTGAAAGAGCTTTCATTTGACATTTATAAGTCTGTTCTGAGGTACTGTTTGGAGTATCAAGATATGACAAAGTTATTGTTCCATCAATTTCTCTATTAGCATTAGCATTACTAGCGTAATAATGTAATTATAAATGAGTTAATTCTGTGCTTCCTCTAACCAGTTTATAAAAACCATTACAAGAAGTATGATTACTGCTTGCAGTTCTACAAGAAGTTAAAGTAGCTATAACAAAAATTTTTGAAGATGTTGAAGATGGAGTTATTGCAACTGATAATCCTCCTATATCGACATAACTGGTGCTTGTTGTTGATTGTTGAGTAGGATACTCATCTTGTTTAACTTGCAAAACCTTACCACCTACACCAGCTGGTAATGATGTTACACTAGATAAAGAATTATTATTTAAAGTTATTATTGCCATTAGTTATTCTCTAATTGATTAGCTTTAAAAGTTTCATAAGCATCTTTAACATCTTGTGTCCAGACTGCGTTACATACTGCTTGAACTTGTGGATGTTCAGCAGATATATCTGCGTCTGGATGTAAAACATGTCTATGATACTTTCTTGATAATTCTTCGCCATCTTCTATAACTACAGTATCTGTTCTTACTTGAACAAATTTGTGTTTTCCGATCACTTCGATTTTACCAATCTGTGTCTCTTTAGTTATTGCCATATGTTGTCTCCTTTGTTGTCATTGTTAATTTGATATGTAACTTGCTGAAAAACTTAAATATACATTTGCGTCAGTATTGATATTTTGAGTTGTATAAGTAGTGTTATCTCTATTATATAAAAATTCAATTTTGTCTCCACTACCTGATGTAGTAATTATCCCATAAACTGAAGTTGAGTTTGAAGCAAAAGCATTATAAGAAGCAACACTACTTGTTGTTGTACGAATTGAATTACAAGCAAAAGGTAATCCACTTATTTCATAAGACGGAGAACCTCCAACATTTCCATTTAATAGCTGTAACCAAATAGTAACTAAATTTCCAACTTTAGTATAACTTCCTGTAAGATTTGTAACACCTGTTGCACCTGTTATAGATGGTGTCCAAGTTCCTTCTTCGTAATCGTCTAAAAGATTAGCTGCTGTTGCAGAATTAACTCCTAGATAAATTCCAGCACTAGCACTTGCTGGTAATAAATTATTATTAGCACCATCTTCAGACCAACCATTTAATCCAGCTGCTGCAAAAGTATTATCTCCTCTTAAAAAGGTTGTAGCATCTTTAGTTCCAGATGCTGAAAGTTTATCAAGAGAAACTGTACCATCTGCTGGAGTGGTAATTAATCCAACTCCATAATGTAAAATAAAATCGCAAGTAGATGTTCCAGCAACTGCTGTTCCAAAATCTATTGTTGAACCAGATACAGTAAAGTTTCCAGCTTGAACGACACCATCAATACTAACTAATAATGTATTCGCAGAACTAGGTGTAAAATTACTTCCACCTTTTTGTAATGTATATGATGAACTACCATCAAAGGTAATGTTATCCAGTACCTCTACATTACTTATCTTATCTGTATCTCTACCTATATACGCCATTAATTATCCTTTTGGATTATTATCCTTGATTGTTTGTATTCTTGTTTTCCAAGCTTCAATGTCATGGTAGATTTCATCTAACTGATCTCCCCAAGAACCATAGGCTTGTCTTCTTGTTGCATCTACTTGAGCATTACTCTCAGCAGTATTTGCAGCAGTTTCATAAGATGCTAGTTGTGCGTCAGTTGGTTGTGCAATATCTAAATTCCATTCTTTGATATACGCACCTTGACCATCATCTTGCAACTTAACATCATTTAAAAAATCTACATCGCTAACTCCATTAGCTTCGCAGTATGATTTTATTTTTGTACTTAGTTGTGCCATAGTTTTACCTCCTTATTCTATAATTTTGTATGCTCCAAAAACTGATGATACATCATCAACAATTGTTGAGCCAGAACTAACATTATTTGATTGTGCATAAACTTCTAAATAATCAGTTCCATTTAATTCTATTATTGCACCAGCTTTTAATGTTACTGAATTAATATTATTACTTACAAAAATTCTTCCTCTAAATATTGCGTTATCAACTCCATTTTTATAAATAGTAGAATAAAGTTGTTGTAATGTAGTTCCAAGACTTCCATAATAATAAAGATTATAATAAACAAAATATTTTCCAGCAGATGGTGTAAATTTAGCAGTGCTTGCATCATAATAAGAACCAATGTCAAATTGTTCACTGGTAAAATTAATTTTTGTCCATACACCAGTAGAGCCAATATCTTGTCCAGAACTCATTTTAGCACTAAAAGCTGGAGTGTTAGCTATCGCACCACTTGTAATACTATCTGCAGTTAATTTTGTAATAGCCATTAGTTAATCTCCTTTAAGATTTCCTTGTTTACATTCTTAACTGAAACGAAGTGAAAGTTAAGCGATTGTATTTTTGTTATTGCCATAATTAATCCTATGTAATTAATTTGTAAGCATAAAAATATGCTCTTGTATCTGTTGAACTATTTGTGTCCATATTGCTACCACTTTCTTGTTGAGCAAAAGCTTCAACATAATCACTACTTCCATTAAAATCTATTATTTGAACTGCTAATGGATCTAAATCTGTTCCAGCACCATCACTCCATTTTTCTGATCTGTCGTATTCAGAACCATTTTTATAAATCATAGTGAAAATTCTAGAAGATTGTGAATTATTAAATTTGATTTTTAAACCAACAACATATTTTCCAGCAACTGTTGGAGTAAATCTATAATTAGTAGAATTATCATAACAATTATCTGTATCAAATAACTCACTATTAAATTGAATTTTAGTTGCAGTAGCATGTGCTAGTGTTTGTGATGATGTATATTTTGCTTGAAAAGCTGGAGTGTTAGCTCCACCAGCAGAAGCAAATGTGTTATCGCCTCTTAGAAATGTTGTGCTGTCTTTTGTACCAGTAGCAGATAGTTGCGATATTCCAACAGAACCACTTGGAGGATTTACTGTTTGAATAGCTTTACCTAAAAACACACAGTACATATCATCTGATGCAGATGTAGCACTTGTTAAAGTTAAACTTGTACCAGATGCAGTATAAGCAGTTGTAGGTTCTTGTCTTACAAAATTAATAAA